AGAGCCTAAAAACTCCATTGATCTTTTTAGTTCATCAAAATATTTCAAAATTGCACCCTCACTCCAGCTCCAGCATGTGGATACTTAGTTTCATATTTATAGTAGTAAATATAATCGTTGTTTACATCTTCGTAAGTAATTTTAGATTCATTCCAAACATCTCTTGTTTCTGTGCAAACTGATTTTTGATTGTCTTCAATGATAAATTTGATTGGTAACTTATGTTGAATAGAGAACTTTATTGATTCGTGAGCTATACCTGTTTCAGAAGTCATATCACCTATGAAACAATATACCTTTGAATCTTCACCGTTTTTCTTTATTGACATGGCAGTACCAACAGCAATAGGTATAACTCCTCCAACAATGGCTGAAGAATAGACATTGTATTTTGGAAAACAAAGTGAGATAGAAAGACCGTCTAGAATTTTTTTCTCAATTTCTTTTTCTGGCACACCTTTGAGTAAACATTGATAGTGTGATCGCCAAGAACAAAACACCCAATCTTGTGGTTTGACTTCTTCAAATATTTTAATTAGTTCATTCTCATTGCCATAATAGAGATGAACAGGAGATCGTATTTTGCCTTCATTGAACTGCTGTGCAATACGATTTTCAAATTCAATGAGTTCTTCTTTAGTCACCTAAAACTTTCCTTTTTAGATTAATTTTAGACATTTCTTCTACATTTTGCCTAGATTGTATACCAAATTTATTTTCAACCAGTTCTAAGAATGGCTTGTGAGTAAAATACTTCCGCCAAGCTTCATCACGAAACCTTAAAACTTCTGCACCACTTAAAGATTTAGTTCTCAATGGTTTACAATCATATGAGAGAAACGCAAACTCATCAAATGTTTGTGGTAACTCCCAATTATTTTTCTTCGCTTCAAGATAGAGTGGACTACCTGGTAATGCCATTGCTGCATAGAAGTTTGCGTGTTCACAATTCAATTCTAATGCTAAATCTAAAGTTTCTTGCATTGTTTCGATTGTATCTTCTGGAAATCCAAACATGTAGTTACCAAGAACGTTGATGCCAGCATCTTTGATTTGTTGAACAACTTCACGAATGTCTACTTGTTTGAATCTACCTTTATCAATTTCTAAACGAACTTGAGGATTGCCTGCTTCAATACCAAGAGCTAACCAATTTACTCCTGCATTTTTAAACAATTCTAATTGATCTTTACGAACAGAATCAACACGAGCATAAGCCCAAAAATTAAATTTCATACCTCGTTGAATGATACCTTCTAGAATTGGCACATAGTATTTTTTGTTTAGAAAAAACATTTCATCTGTAAGACGAACAGTTCTTATACCGTTTTCATACAGGTATTCTAATTCTTTTAACATCAACTCTGGTGACCAAAATCTCATACCACGACTATCTGAAGATACTGTGTCTTGTGCGTATGATACACGATTGACAATATTGATCATGCAAAAGTTACAACCAAAAGAACATCCTAATGATGTATAGATGGCTGCAAAAGGTGTGCGACCTTCTTCTAAAAAGTTTGTGTGCCAATAATGCGCTCGGTATTTGTCTAGAAGGTACTTGTCTTTAGGTAAAAGATCCCAAGCATAACCTGGCATTATCAAATCCATATCTGGTGTTTGCACGATTCGACCTGGTGCTGATGGCCTTGGCAGACCATACTCTTTATACCAAATGCCAGGAATTTTATCTAAGTCAGTTTTTAAATCTGAATCTAATAAATCAAATAAGGCATACACACCCTCATTAATAAATGCAAAGTCAACATAATCATATTGAATAACTTCATGCGGTAATGCTGAAGCATGAGAGCCAATAAAACCAATTTTAAGATTAGGATGACTTGTTCTTAATTGTTTTGCTAAAGATGAAGCACCAATCATCATTGTGGTGCCTGAATTTGGATTTTGTCCGTAAAGGACAAAGATTACAAGTTTTGGTTTTGTATCTGCAATTTTTTCTGCCGCATTCTCATCTGTTGTAGGTTCAGCATCAAAATCTAAAATGACAGGATCATGCCCTTTATTTCTAACTGCTTGAGCCAACAACAATGCCCAAGTGGGTGGTTCAATAGCAGAATAAGTTTTTGCTAAATCTTGATAAGCTTTTTTTGCACTACTTGGTATTACAAAACACACTTTAGACATAATATTCTCTTAATGTAAATTGTTCTTCTTTCTTTCTTGTAAAATTTCCATAAGTTCTTCAACCTTCATATCTGCATCTTCATCATCTTCTTCATCATCATCTTCAAGAAGTTGTTCAGCAAGAGAATTGCCTTCTGCGGCTTCTAAAGAATAAAAAACATTCTGATTATAGTAATGTATCAGTTCATCTTTTGGATCAACTATGGTTAGAATATCAGAATCATATATGAGAGCTGAATTGTCTTTGATGATCTCCATTGGCAACCAAGGCATCATCACCATCACCGTTTTACCTGTTGGCATACGTTTAAAAATTAGATGCATAGGATCACCAAGTAACACCTGACCATTTTCTTCATCGGCATAGTAATTACATATCACATCTTCACCACTTTGCAACCGAACAATCTTGATATTATTATTTGTTGTTTCCATCTTTGAGCTCTATGTTATAAAACTTATATGAGAATTTTTCTTCATCGTATATTTTTACTCTTTCTACAAAATGTTTAAGTGTGTAATTTGTAAACTTGCCAATACGAAAGTCATCTACAATATCAAAGAGTGTTGCGATTTCTTTATTTTCTCCTATGCGAAGGCCTCTACCGATAGATTGTAGATTCCGTATTCTAGATTTTGAAGGAGAGGCAAAGATAATGTTATGTAAGTTGCGAATATTGATGCCAGTAGAAAAAGTGCCATAAGAAGCAACAATGATAGCGTCTTTTTCTTTTTCTGTAATTGATCTAACTGATTCTCTCGTTTCAACATCAGTACCACCAAAGACAAAGAACACATGTCGATTTTTTGCCGAATCGTTGATAAGGTTGAAAAGGTCTTTGCCATGTTTTTCTACAAACTGAAATAATATAAGTGTGTTACCTTCAAGTGACATAGTTAGATTTTTGATAAACTCATTTCTTGCTTTGTTCATTACTATGTATTCTATCTCTTGGTTGTAGTCCCAATCTCTGCATTGTTTACACACCTCATCAGCATACTTTAGAATTAAACATTTAATACGAAAATCAGCCAGTTGTTTTTTTGCAATGAGTTCAGATGTTGATGTTGCTTTGTAGACAGGACCGAATAGACCTTCAAGTACCAGTCGGTGTGTCTGTGTACCATCAAGTGTACCTGTTGTACCAATACGATACTTGGCCTGATCACAACCTGAAAGAATAGTTGTCAACGATTTGGCCTTGAACTGGTGTGCTTCATCACCAAGAACAAAGTCAAATTGTTCAAAATACTCTTTTTCATTTTTGTATATACTTTGCCATGTTGTAATGGTCAGAAACTTATTCGTGTGTTTCTCTTTACCTGAATATTGACGATGACAATGTTCTTCTGAATCGTAACCATAATCTTCAAAATCTTTATACATTTGTTCAACAAGAGAGGTTGTAGGTACGATCAGAAGACCCCTACGATACTCAGAAGCCTGTAACCATCTTACTATGAGATAAAGTATGAGTGACTTTCCAGACGCTGTAGGAGACAGGAGGAGTATACGTTTGTTGCGTATTGCATGAACAAAAGATTGCAGTTGATAATCTCTTGGTTCAAATGGCAATTCAAGTGTGCGGCAGAAATCAACAGCCTCGACCAATGAAAAGTTTTCTAATACTGTGATATCAGAATCGATCTCTAACGTGTAATCTCTTTCTTTGCAAAACTTTTCAATGTAAGGCACAAGACCATGATAGATGGTAAAAGATCGAAGATCAAAAAGCCTTATGCGGCCGTCCCACAATCTCTGTTTGAAAGCTGGTGTGAATTGATATCCTGGAACAAAGAAACAAAAATAATCTGAAAGTTCTTGTGCTAAACTTCTTTCACACTCTACTTGTATAAAGGCTTCATTCTTTTTATGTAAAACTAAATCACTCATCAAATGCCTTGTATGAACTTTTCCCAATCAATAAATGATCTAAGTTGATATGTGCGAGAGTTTAATTCTTTGAGAATACTACCACACACATCGACAATTTCATCATGTAATGTTTTCGATGCAAGATACTTACTCATATCTTCA